TAATAATAATAATAATAGTTATATTTATTTTTGTTATTATGTTACAGAGGCACCTCAGCCCAACAAAATCAAACCTCGAGAGTGTAACATAATTTTGTTACACCTTGATACACCCCGTTACACCCCAACATCATGCCACGAATCAACCCATCTAAGCAACGAAAACGCGAGCAACAACGCAACCATATCGAATCAAGATACCATACCCAGCGATGGCGAATCGCTCGACGAATGCAACTCATGAACGAACCACTTTGCCGGATCTGTTTTGAAACGAACACGATCACAGCTGCACAGATGGTCGACCACATCAAACCGGTTCGACTTGGTGGTGAGTTCTGGGATGAACGAAACTATCAGTCGCTTTGCAACAGTTGCCACGCGGTCAAGAGCGCGAAGGAGTCCCGTTTGACCCCCCGCCCCATAAATCCCCACGAATAAGGAGGGCCGTTTAACCGCTGTGTTAATCTCATTCTCACACGAGACGATTTAGAATACTTGTTTTGTTGCAATGGTTTACATTATCTTCGTGTAATGGACATGACCTACGCAATAAACACCGATTTGCCCGCCGCGCCTGATCACATCAGAATCGAAGCGGTCGAAATTTTCGACACGGTTTGCCGGGAGTTAAAAAAATCGGGTTTGTTGGTGGCAGTTGATTTCGAAATGATTGCCGCCTATGCCGAAGCCATGGCCACGTACCGAAATGCGTCGGTTCAACTTGTTTTGCATGGCGACGTTGTGCCAGGTTTGCACGGTCCAGTGATCAGCCCATATTTTGCTATCCGCGAACGAAGCCTAAAACAAGCTAAGGAAATTGGCGTGCTGTTCGGTATCACCCCATCGGCCCGTGGTAAAATGTCATTGACGGCCGCACCGGCGGAGAGTAAATTGAGTAAGTTTAAAAAATCAAAAGCGATATGAGAAAGAAACCAGAAGTTGAAAAACCAGAACGTATTTGCGGTCAGGCACAGACCCTTGCCGAATTGGAAACCACCGAAGATCTTAGCGCGTATATGGTGCCATCAAACACCGAGCAACCCGCCCCAAAATTCACCGTCCGTGGCGAACATAACGTTTGGCATGTTTACCGCAACGACGAACGATTAGAGCCGCCATTCAGAAACGAAGAACGCGCCAAAATTGAGCGCATATACCATGAACGCAGCCACGCAATACGCAACGAGCGTAAGTAACGGTTCGATTCAGGCGTGCCAGTGGGTTCGATTAGCGTGCGAACGTTACTTGAACGATTTGAAGGCGTACACGTTCCGCGAAGATTGGGCAGCCCATGCAGTCGAATTTATTGAGGAGCTCGAACAGTGGCGTGGAGAATTTGCCGGCAAACGTTTGATGCTCGAGCCATGGCAGAAATTCATAATTTACAACATATTTGGATTCGAGGCGAACGGGCGGCGCAGATTTGGCCGAGCATACGTTGAGGTACCGCGTAAAAACGGGAAATCAACCTTTGCCGCCTCGATCATGCTTTACGGATTGGTGGCCGATGGCGAAGCCGGTGCCCAGGTGTTCAGCGTTGCGACCAAAATGGCGCAGGCGTTAATCGTGTTTGACGAGGCCGCCGCCATGTCGCGAGGTTCTGAGATATTGCGCGGGGAGGTTAAAATACACGATTCAGTGAACTCTCACCGGATTATTTACGAGGATTCCGTATTTCGCCCGATTGAATGGGGGCCAACGACCAACGACGGATTGAATACCCACATGGCCACGATTGACGAATATCACGCCCACAAAACGGACGAGATGTATAACGTAATCATGAACTCAATGGGGGCACGTCGGCAGCCGTTTTTATTTACAATCACTACGGCAGGATTTAACAAAGAGAGTCCGTGTTATAAGCACCGAACCCACTGCACAAACGTGTTGAAGGGTCTCGTTGATGACCCGACGTTATTCTCAATAATTTACACCCTAGACGAAACGGATGATTGGACCGACCCGAAATTATGGCGGAAGGCAAACCCTAATTTGAGCGTTTCGGTGCAAGAGAAATACCTAGTTGATCGATTGATTGAGGCCAAGGAAAGCAACGACAAGGAGGTCGAATTTAAGACCAAGTTGTTAAACGTGTGGACCGATTCAGCCGTTACTTGGATAAATGACCGCGATTGGATGCAGTGCGCAGGGTTAAAGGAGCGCGAGTTGGAGGGGATGGATTGTTATGCGGGTTTGGATTTGGCGAGTACGCGAGATTTTTGTGCGTTGAGTTTGTTTTTTCCAGAGCGGGACGCGTTGTTGTTTTATTGCTGGCTCCCAGAGGACGCCATCACGAAACGACGCGACCAGGTCGGTCAGTCGTACCGGCAGTGGGTTGCCGATGGCGATATTTTAATAACCGAAGGGAACGTAACGGATTATCGAGCGATTCGGGATAAAATAGGCCGATTGCGGGAGAGATTTAACATTCTCGAATTTGCGTACGATAAATTTAACTCCTCGCAGTTGGTTATTGAGCTAACTGAGGACGGGCTCGAAATGTACCCATTCAGACAGGGGATGTTATCCATGACGGCACCGAGTAAGGAAATGGAACGTTTGGTTTTGAACCGCCGTTTACAGCACACGGGACACCCAGTTTTGCGCTGGATGGTTGCCAACGTGATGATGAAAAAGGATGAAAACGATAACGTGAAGCCCGACAAGAAAAAGAGCGGTGATAAAATAGACGGCGCGGTTAGTTCGATCATGGCCATAGGTGCAGCCATGGAGAACAAAGCCAAGGAGCGCGACGATGACGAATTGTGGTTTGTACCATTGTAAAAAATGAAACGATGATAAAAGATGCAAATTTAACCTACACGGATGATTTTATGCGGGAGTATTACATCCAGTTGCCGAAATCCTCAGCCGTTGGCGGTAGTTATGAACACGCCTACGCAGCCATCGAGGACCGCCATTTCGCGGTATTTGGCCGACGAAAATATAAAAGTTACGGCGTGTTTCGTTCCGCGTTGAGCAAATGGGCGAAAATTAATCGGGAGTAACCAGCGGGATATTGTTGCATCCGTTATTTGCCCGCGCGTTAAATTCGCCTCGATGCAGTTGGCCAATTTATTCAAACGCGAGAAGCGGGAGCAGCAATTCGGGGCGATGCCGTTTATCGGCGACGTAATCGGGTCGTTTTATTCCTTGCTGGGCCGTTATACCCGTTCAGGGCAGACGGTGACAAGCAACACGGCGTTAAGTATTGCCAGCGTTCACCGTTCAGTCGAGGTTATCGCCAACGGAATCGCAACGATGAATTTGAATATTTATCGCGAGACCGAGAACGGAAAGGAGAAGATCACCCGTAGCGATTTGAATCGTTTGTTAAAAACACCAAACACGTACCAAACGAGTTTTGATTTTTGGACCTATTTGATGGCTCAACTTAAAATGCGCGGTAATTCATACGCAATCATCAAACGGAATAAGGATTTTATTCCCGTTGAGTTGCACCCAGTGATGTCGAGTTTTGTGCGTCCGTATTTATCCAATGGGATGCTGTTTTACCAAATCGAAGATCCGATTTACAAAGGGATTTATGCGGCATACGAGGTTTTGCATTTCAAAGGTTTGTGCACTGACGATCCATTGATGGGTAAATCGCCGATTGCGATGCACGCGGAATCCCTGGGCATTGATTTGGCGGCCATGTCGAGCAGCGCAGACGTGTACAAAAACGGCGTGTTGAAATTTTTGTTAACATCGGACCGTAAAATTGCGGACCCGACAGCGTTGCGCCAATCGCTCGATGATGTTGTGAACGGGCAGCGTCGTTCTACCGTATTGCCCGAGGGCGTGAAAATGGAGCGAATGTCGTTAAGCCCGCAAGAGGCGATGTATATCGAACAGCGTAAATTTAGCGTTGAGGAGATCAGCCGTATTTTTGGCGTTCCATTGTCGGTATTGAATGCCGGCAACGCGGGAACCGATGTTGAATTGGAAATGCAGCAATTTTACGCGCAAACCTTGCAGCCCGAAGCCGAACGCCTGGAGCAAGAGTTGAGCAAGAAATTATTTACCGAAGTAGACCGCGCCACCCATGAATTTAAGTTCGTGTTTAACTCATTGATGAGAGCCAGCGCGAAATCGCGCGCCGATTATTACAACGCGGGAATCCGTGGCGGTTGGTTGCTCAGAAACGAGGCGAGATACATGGAGGATTTGGAGAAATTCGAAACGGGCGACCAAATGTTGGTAACCGCCGATTTGTTCACAGCCGATAAATTGGAGGCGTACATGGACGCGAAAATTGAAGCATTGCAGGCCCAGGCCATGAAAAATAATAACATTACCGGAAACAATAACGACACCCAGTCATGAGAGAAACACGCAGACACCAAGCCCCCGTTGAAGTAAGGGCATTAAACGCCGAAGGGCTACCCGAAAAAATCGGCGGTATTGCTGCCGTTGTGAATACCGTTACCGATATGGGATGGTATGAAGAAATGATTGCCCCAGGCGCATTCGACGAAGCGTTAAAAGACGCAGACGTTCGTTGCCTGTTCAACCATGAGGACGAGTTGATTTTGGGCCGCACTAGGTCGGGCACGTTGTCGGTATTTGTAAACGCAGCGGGTCACCTGGAATATGAAAACACCATGGATTACCAATCACCAACGCATACCGATGTTGGAGTGGCTGTAAAACGTGGCGATATTTCTGAGAGCTCGTTCCAATTCGTTGCGGAAAGCGTTGAATGGACCAACTCGGATAAGTACGGCGCGATGTACATGCGTAAAATTACCAAAATCAAGAAATTGTACGACGTTGCCCCGGTAACGTTCCCCGCATACGCCGAAGGCACTAGCACCGAGGCGCGCTCATTGAACGAGGAGCGTAGCCAATTTATCGAACCCGTAATTGAGCCCGTTTTGAGCGATGCGACCCGCGTAGCAATGGCGAGGTACAGAAACTATTAAAAAAAAAATAAACCACATACATGAAAACACTTAAACAACTCAGAGAAGAGCGTGCAGCCATCAAAGGCGAGCTCGACGCGTTGTACAACACCTTGACGGTGGAAAAACGCAACATGACCGCCGAAGAAGGCACCAAGTTCGACGCCACAACCGCCAAAATTGACGCGTTGGACGTTGAGATCCGCAGAGCTGAGAAAATGGAAGAAATCGCCCGCCTTGCAGGTGCTCCAAAATCAGACAGCGAAGAAAAAGAAGCCCGCGCGTTTTCATTTTCAAAATTGATTACCGAAGTTGGAAACAACAAATTGAGCGGTTTGGAAAAGGAAATGGTTGAAGAAAGCCAAGCCGAAGCCCGTAGTTTGGGTATTACCCCAAGCGGCATCTATTTGTCCAATAAAGTAATGGACATCAAAATGCGCGAAAGCCGTACCATGAGTGCGGGTTCAGCCACAGCCGGTGGAAACTTCATCCCATTGGAGAAAGTTGGATTTTTTGACGCGTTGTACGCAAAGACCGTTTTGGATCAGTTGGGAGCTACCAAATTAACAGGTTTGTCGGCTAACGTTGATTTGACCGGTTTCAGTTCTGGCGTTTCGGTTGCATGGGCTGCAGAAACAGCCGACGCAGCATCAGGCGACCCAGTAACCGCCGCTCGCCAATTGCGCCCTTCACGTATCGCCGGTTATAGCGATATTTCGAAGCAGTTGTTGTTGCAAAACAACCAATCAATCGACCAGAAAATCATCGAGTCATTCATCAAAGCCTTGGCGGTTGCCATCGAAGCTGCAGCGATCAACGGTTCTGGATCATCAAATCAACCTTTAGGTTTATTGGGTACGTCTGGAATTAACAGCGTAGCAATGGGAACCAACGGTGCCGTGCCTTCATTGGCTAAGGTGTTGGAATTGGTTGCAGCTGTTGAGAACGCAAACGCGGGAATGAACGGTAAATTCTTGATTAACCCTAAATTGGTTGCCAAGTTGAAGCAAACCGAAATTTCAAGCGGTAGCGGTGCGATGATCATGTCATACATGGCGTATTTCAACGGCATGAGCGACCAAATCGACGGCAAGCCCGTTTACAGCACAACAAATGTGCCTTCAAACCTTGTTAAGGGTACTTCCGGTGCCGTATGTTCAGCAATGATCTACGGAGATTGGAACAACTTGGTAGTTGGTCAGTTTGGTGGTGTTGAGTTGGTTGTTGACCCATTGTCTCAGGCAATCGGAAACAAAACCCGTGTAGTAGTAAACCAGCACGTAGGTATCGCGGTTGAACAACCCGCCGCCTTTGGTGCAATCGTCGATTTGCTTACAGCCTAATCGATAGGGCGGTGTGGCTTAGCGGCCTATCCGCCCGCCAATATGGCAAAAAAAACAATTGAACAGCCAGAAATGGCGCCGGTTGTAAGTGTGAAGTTCACATTTACGCCGATTGGGCCTTACGGTTTGAGTTATTTTGAGGGTCAAGTTGCAGAAATCGACGCGTTGTTAGCGTCTGAAATTGTAGCAAACGGACACGCGGAATATGTAACCGAACAGCCCGCCGAGGAGCAGACCAGCACCGAGGAACAAACCGAAACCGAAGTAACCGAATAAAAAATGTACATAGCACGCGAAACCATATCAAAAGATCACGCCGACACGGATTATATCAGTTTGGCGGAAGCAAAACAACACCTTCGTGTTACTAGCTCCGCCGATGATTCATATATCACCGGTTTGATTTCTATGGCATTGGACGCGTGTGAGGCGTATGTTGGATATTCGATTCGGAAAGCAACGGTAAAGTATGCGTTTGACGGGTTCACCGGGCCAGTGGTTGCGGTGGACACGTTAAACCCATTCGGCTATATTGAGGGCAACATGTTGCGTATTTATTCGCGCGTTTTGTCGATTACCAATATTAAATACATCAACCAAAACAACGCAGTCGAAACGGCAACGGGCTGGATTGACGCGCCTGTTACATTCGGTCAGTTTGGGAGGTCTGTATTTTTTGAGACCTTGCCGGATAATTTGACCGACGATGACGTGCGATTGGTTGCCGAAATAAAGGAAGGTTTCGAACTTGCAAGCGCGACAGGCGTTAACGAATCGGCGAAATTCCCGCATTCGATTAAATATGCCGCATTGCTGTTAATCGGGCAGTATTATGATAACCGTCAATCGGTGGTAATTGGCGCGAGTGTGAACAAATTGGACTACAACCACGAGTATCTTTTGGATAAGTACAGGGTCGTTAATTTCGGATAAGATGAACGCGGGATTAATGGACGAATTTATCGCGGTTGAGAAATACACCGAATCAACCGACACCAACACGGGCGAGAAGCTGCAAACGTGGGCGAATTACGCGAATTTTTGGGCACGCGTTCAGGAATCAGAGAGTGGGGCCGAATCGGTCGACGCGGATCGCAGAGAGCACCGCCAAAACGTTAATTTCACCGTGCGTTTTGATGCAGGCGTAAGCGTAAAGGATCGCATAGTTTGGAATGACCGATATTACAACATAATCAATATCGCGAATATCGATCGCGACATGTATTTGAAAATCCAAACCGACCTAACAGAATGAGCGTAAAAATTGAAGGCATGGCGGAATTGTTGAACGCGTTGGAATCCATGGGTCAAGGCGTGGACCAAAAAGCAGTTGCAGCCTTGACCAACGAGGAGGCGCAAAAAATTGTTTACGTTGCGCGTTCCTACATGCCCGAGGATAGCGGATTGGCAAAAATGAGCGTTAAAATTGTAGGGACAAAAACCAACAAGGGATTCACGGGAACGCTTGCCGGTATTGATTGGCACAGCGAGCACGGATATTTAGCTCACATATTGGAATTTGGAACCGCGCCACGTTTTACAAAGGATGGAAAATATACGGGTCAAATTGCACCGCGCGGATTTATGCGACGGGCGTTTGATTCAAACAAAAACGCAGCATCAGAGGCGATCACGTCGG